TTTGTCAAACTATAAAAGCCTGACTTCTCCCAATTAATATCATTTTTTCCTAGTTTGTCAAGGATTGCATTTTCGATACTATTAGAATTGTCTTCTGCCGTAATTGTAAAATCGGTTATGTAACCGTAGGCAGTAATTTTAATTAAGAATTTTTTCATATGTTTTATTTCTGTATGTTTTAAATGTGGCGGTTTTTAGACCGCCACACAAAATTAATGATTACGCGCCTTCTACTCCGAAAATACCTCTAGGGTCAGAAACTCCAAAAGAGTATCTTTCTCTAGCTTTGTATCTTACGTTTCCAGTGTCAAAATCACCTTCCATAGCAGTAGTCAAAGGTGCTCTATTGAACATCTTCATACCGTTAGGAACATCTGTAATGATGTAAAATGCATCATCATCTGTTAGGTAGTTGTTCACTCTATAACCTTGAGGAATCATACCCATAGATGCTATTGCATTGATATCATTATCAGCAGTCGCAGTTCTACCTTGAGATTTCATCAATCTCTCAGCTGTGAATTGAAGCTTAGAAGGAATTATCATTTTAACTCCTCTAGCAGCTATTCTCAAACCTCTTTCGTCAGTCATTGCAGCGATATCAATTAATGATTGCTCCAAAGATGTTTCGTTAAGGTCAGCTTGCGCAGATAGCGTGTTCTTGTAAGTTCCCGCTATTGTTGGGTGTGCTGTACTAAATAGTGAAACACCATCGCCTGAATCAAAATCGTCTGCCGTTGGTAGACCGTTGATTAAAGGTTCAACTGCTTTTACTTGTTTAGTATTTGACATAGATCTCGCTAAAGCTTTTGTATATCTAGAAGCAATTCTATCGTAGAGGTTATCTTCGATAGCTTCTTCCGTGATAGCAAATGCTAAAGCTACTGTCTCATGTGTGTATCTCGCAGAAAAAGTTTCCTGTGCTTCGTCAAACGAGACTCCTGCACCTTCACCTTTTACTTGCGCGTTTGCAAAACCACTTAACATTACTTCCTCTTCGAAAGCTCTGTCAGATGATTCTGAAGTATAAATCTCAGAATGCTGATTTTCATACTGTTTGTATTCCAGGCCGAACAGTGCGTTCAAACCGGGCTCTAGTTCTTTAACTAGCTGTGCTCTTGATATTGCCATGTTTTATCTCCTATTCTTCCTGTTATGATTGTAGTTCTAGCAAGTTGGCTACTACGACTACTGATCTGAAAGACGCATTTTCATCGTTTTCAGGATCTTCAGCAGATCTTAATAATCTGTACTGATGATCATCAGCACCGGTGTCTCCAATGTCTAGAGTCGATGTTGATTTTCCAGTAGTAGTACTACCCGCTGATGCATTCATATCAAATGATTCTAAGAACACTGATTGAGCTGCAGTAGCGTCAGTTGCTACAACATATTGTTGTGTTGGGTTATCGTTTACAAATGCAGTGATGTCTTCACTGTTTGCAGGTGTAATTGGCTGATTATAGAAATTAGCAAAAGTTGGCTTCAAAGTTGTAGCCGCGTTAAAGAAAATTCCATTTAATGTACCAATAACAGGAGCATTAGCCGTTTGGCCATTTACAATATAACCTGATGCTGAAGCCACAGCGCCACCATTGAATAGTGTCGTTGTAGAAGCGGCATCTATAAAGTATTTTCCTTGTGACTGAGTTGCGTTTTGTCCAAGCGCACCAGCAGCAACAAGTCCAAAACCTTGTGTGTTTCTATTTGCCATAGTTATATCCTATCTTTGTTATTGTTAAATCGATGATAGGGATGAACCCGAGAAATTACTAAATAATTAGTTACTTCTTTGTACCACCGAAGGTTACACGGGACTGTCTATCAATATTGATAGGCATCCTGTTGTCCTGCTCCTTCATAAGATCGTTGTCTAAGGCTTCAGTCTTCTGTTTATGACGGTCTGTCATATACTGTTGACGTTGCTTCGCAATCTCGATTGGTACCTTTGCAAGTAAAAGGCCACCGACCCCAACTACCCCCTTGTATCGACCTTCGTCGACAACTGGATAATCAGATGCATTTTCAACTTCTTCGGCACGAACTAATTCATAACCTTCTCTTATTCGAGACGTTACATTTTTCGTATCTTGAAAGCCGACGCTCTCTGCTCTTATCCATCTGTACCTGAATCCATCAGGCGCAGGAGGTGCATCTAGAGAAGATGGTGGAACCCACACTTTTGGTCTTTCAGATTTAGACCGTGTTTGGTTCGCACGTGAAGTTTTGTTTTCTTGTTCTGTCATACGCTTATACTCCTTCCGTGATTTTTAACTGTTTTGCGTAGTCTTCGAGTGGCACACCTAATTTTTTAGCAATTGCTACCTGTGACGATGTGAGTTTCACAGCTTTGCGACCAGGTTTAACACTTCTTTGCGCTGAAGCAACCGTCTGCACGGGTTTCGTAGTCGTTTCTGTGTTAGTTTTACCAAATTTATGCGGAAAGTCAATCTTTATTCTTTTATCAACTTCAGCATAATATTCATCAGACTTAGGATCAAAACCTTCGTTTTCAACTAAATCTTTATGAATCTCGAACGCTGTAAATGTCATAGCTCGATCTTGACCGAACCATGTGTTTCTTGATGCCCAAGCTTCTGCATCAGGATCTGCTTCAGGAAGTTGTGTTACCGATTGTCTTGGCTGTACAACTTGTGAAGGTGTCGTAGGTATTTCTACCTGTCTACTTCTTGCTTCTTCTAACTTTGCGTTTTCAAAAGCTAATGTAGCTATCCTTTTATTTGCGTCTACTTGTGCTGCTGCATCACCGGCTTCTATGGCTGCAGCTAATTCTTTTTGAGCTGAATCCAAACCAGTTTTAACATTTGACTCAAACTTTTTCATATAGTCTGAATCAGTTTTTACAAATCTTTTTTCTAAGACTTGTCTTTTTTCATCAACTGATCTAGCGTATTCAGTAGCTGCATCTCTTTGCCTTTCAGCTTCACGCATCTTACGCGTAAGTTTTGCAATTCTTGATTGAACACCTTTACTATAGTCTTCTAGTTTTTCGTCATCTTTTGTTTCTTCTTTAACTGATCCTTGGTCCGTGGTTACTGCTTCTTCTTTAGAGGCTTCGGTTTCTATAACCGACTCATCTTTATCTTCTGATACTTCGACCTCGGCTCCTGGACCGGATGTATCAATGTCTACCATGTTCTTTTCTTCTACTTCTGGCATAGTTTCCTCCTATGGTTAATATTCATGCAAGAGATCCTCTGGACTCTCAATGGTTGCTAAAACTTCGTCATCGTTTAGCAGACGTATTTCCCCACCTTCTATTTTAATTCTGGATCCAGCATAACGAGCAAACATTACCCATCCTCCCTCTTTGCACCACGGGCCTTCAGGATATCTCTCTTTATCCTTATAGCACTGGGGACCCATCTTTAAAACTAAACCACATTGAGAACCAACTTGTTGTCTCTCAATAGTTGAATCTGATAAATGTATTCCACCTTTAGTTTTACCATCCATTTTAAATGGCAATACTAAAAGTCTCCAACCCGTTGGGTTAGGTATTTTATTTGTATCTTCTTTTTTTTCTTCTGATTGTTTTACACCTACTAATTTTTTATTCGGTAGTTGTATCTTTGATGTTGACGACTGTTCCATTTTTTTGCTCCTTATCATTTAGCAGGTTAGAGAGTTCCTGACGCACTGATTCTAGTGCCTTAATTTGTCCTACTATATACTTATAATTCTCCATATTGTCAATAGCGCCGGACGTTACCGCTATAGATAAATCTTCTAGTCTTTGATTTAAGAGTCTATTAAGTTTTACTATTACTGTTTCTAGTTGCATGTTTTTTTAAAACTCCTTTTAATACTTTAGCTTGACCCGCATGTAAATTAGAAGCTTTGTTTAAACCTTTAATTACTTTCTTTATTTTTGCTTTTGTTTTTTTCAATTGCAATTCCACTTTCTAAGAGACTTGTTTATTCTACTATCCGGGTCTCTTGCCGTTTTAGCAGAAGTAAGTTTAGATTTCATGCCCTTCATTCTAGCACAAAAAGATTTACGTCTGTTTGCTGATTTAGAACCTGCTTTAAGTTTAGAAGGTTTTGTTGTTACTGCTGTTTTTAATTTAGATCCAGGGTTTGCTGCTCTGTAAGATGCAACCCCTTTTTTGTTTAATCCACCTGAGGCAGATTTACCTTCTTTTCTCTGCCATGCAGCGGTAGCCATTAAACTTTTTTCTTAACTGGTTTTGCAGTTTTAGCTGCTGCTACAAAATTAGCTTTTTTTGGAGCGCCTTTGCTTCCGGGTTTTCTCATTGTTTCTCCTGAGCCGGCTGCTATTCTTTTTTTCTTTGCATGTATGTTTGCGTATAGTCCTGGTTTTGCCATTATGATCTTCCTCCTTTTCTAAATGCTCTTCCTAAGCCTTTTTGTGACATGCCGCCACCGGCTTTGTTTTTTCTTAATTTTTTTGCGGCTTTATCTACGTTAATTTTAGTTCCAGATTTGTCGGTATACTTTCCTGTTTTTACAAAATCCATAAAATCTTTAGCTTTCTTTGATTTAATAATTTTTTTTGCTATCATTGATCCTATTTTTGCTACAGCCATAATTTTCTCCTTTTTAGTTATTACACTGGCATCTTTTGCCAAGTATTTTTTCTACTATGTGTTTAATAAATTTTTTAATTTTTTTTATCATTATTTTTTTCTTTTAACATTTTACCTATTTTTTTAGCTGCGTCTTTTGATCCTTTATCTTCATTATTTTTAAATAATCTTTTAATGTTTTGAACTGGTCCTTTACTACCATCTTTAAACCCAGGTACACCTCTACCTTTTAAAATATCTTTTTTAGTAACTTTACCATCACCAGTTAAATCAGGAAAAGACTTTCCGCCTTTTTTATACATCTGTCGACCCATCATACCGCCACCCATTTTAGGGACTCTT